CGTCGGGGTCGATCCCTTGGTGTGCGACTAAAAATGAGGTGCGTGCGAACAAATTTTGATGATGCGAGAGCTTCAGAATGTCTCACGTGATCAAAATTCGATGACTCGAGAGCTTTTTTACCTCTCACGTGATCAAATCTTGATGACGCATGAGTCTTTTTATCTCTTACGTGAACAAAATTTGATCACGCACCAGCTTCTTATTGCTCGTGTGTCATCAACTATTCCCCTTAAAAGCAGAAAAGCCGATGTCGGAGCAAGTGGACTGATTGTTAGGTGGAAAGGGGTGGATATGCTTCCGATTGCGTCGAGCGTAAAAGGCTGAAAAGTGCGGATCCGTGCAAGAGTTCAGTTACCAAACCATTACCCCGTCTGGTAGTAGGTAACGATGGTGCAGTGATAGGTAACTGAGGTCGTCTTGCACACGGTTCTTTTGCATTGATATACAGGAATCTGCGCAGGTAACGGGCGCTTTGAGCCGGGTAATTTTGCCCACAGTTTTCAAAGCGTATGGATGACAAGAAAATAAAGGTGTTGCTCTACCTCAAAAAGGGCACTCGAGACCGATCGGGCAAGGCGCCGATCATGGGACGCATCACGCTGGGACGTTCCATCGCACAGTTCAGTTGCAAGCTATTCTGCAATCCCGATTTGTGGAACCCGCGCGAAAGTCGGATGGACGGGAAGAGTCGCGAGGCCGTTGAGGTCAATGCCAAGTTGGACAACCTCCTTCTCGCCGTTCAGGCCTCCTATCAATCCTTGCTTGCCAAGGGCTCACCGTTTGACGCAACCGACATCAAGGAGGATTTCCAAGGTAGCGTGCAGAGTCGAACCATGCTTTTGGAGCGGTTTGATGGCTTGATCGAGGAAATGAAGGATCACGTCGGTGTAGACATCAAGGAAAATTCTTTGGCCGCGTACCGTCAGACAAGAGTGCGATTGCAGCAGTTCATTCGAGCGAAGCACAAAGTCTCCGACTTGGCCTTTTCGCAGCTGACGGAGGACTTCATCAAACAATTCGAGCAGTTTGCAACCGGAGAGGTGGGGCTGAAACAAAGCACTTGCTATAACATGATCGTCCTTATCAAGAAGGTCTGCAAGCTGGCTTATCGTGAAGGAGCGGCAGACTCCTTGCTATTTGACAATGTACATGTGGACAAGGGAGACCGCCGATTACCCAAGGCGCTTGATAAGGATGCATTAGACAAGTTGAAGACGCTGCGTTTTGACGGTTTGAACGAGGATATGGAAACCTCCCGCAATGTGTTTCTTTTCGCCTGTTACACCGGCGCGGCCTATTGCGATCTGATGACGCTGAACCATAAGCATCTTATTCGCGACGACGAGGGCGCCCTATGGTTGAAGTTCAACAGGCAGAAGACGGGCGTCCTCTGTCGTGTAAAGCTCTTGCCCGAAGCCCTTCGATTGCTGGAACAGCTACACAGCGATGCAAGAGAGACACTGCTCCCTTATATGAACTATGCCACCTATTTGTCTTGTCTGAAGGCGATCTCGCTAAGGGCCGGACTGTCTTTGCCCATCACCACGCACACCGCCCGACACACCTTCGCAACACTCGTCACCTTGGAACAGGGCGTGCCCATCGAGACCGTTAGCAAGATGCTTGGGCATAGCACGGTGCGCATGACCGAGCGATATGCGAAAGTCACACCTCAGAAGCTATTTGAGGAGTTCGATCGCTTGATCACTTTCACCAAAGACTTACATCTAACCATTTAGCCACAGACGACATGAGAAGTACATTCAAAATCCTGTTTTACATCAACAGACAGAAGACGAAAACGAACGGTAAGACAGCCATCTTTTGTCGTATCACCATTGATGGTAAGAGTACGGTCATCGCAACCGGCGAGGAATGTCTGCCAGATGCATGGAACAGTAGACAGGGTATAACCGGCGAAAAGAAAATCAATCAACGCCTCGCGACGTTCAGAGAACTCGTGGAAAAGACTTACGCGGAAATGCTCGCAAAGAACGGCGTGGTCAGTGCAGAACTGCTCAAGAACCGCTTGCAGGGCGTCGCGGCTACTCCAACCACCCTTTTGACCATGAGCGAGGCAGAACTGCAATCTGTTAAGGCATGCGTAGGCAAGTCAAAGGCAGAAAGTACTTACCAAAACCTTACTTATTCGGACAAGCTACTTCGGGCGTTCGTGAAGGAAAACGGAGGGCGAGACATCCCCCTTGCAGGTATTACGGAAGATCTGTTTGAAGACTTCCGCTTCTTCCTCAAAAAACGCGGTTTGGCGACATCGACCATGAACAAGCACCTCTGCCGATTGAGTCGGTTGATGTATCGTGCGGTAGACTTGAAAGTCATCCGCTGCCATCCTTTTGAAGATGTCACCTATGAAAAAGAGGAAAGGAAGATTCGCTTCTTGCAAAAGAGCGATATGGCCAAGCTCATGGCGCTGAAAGTGAACGACAGAGAAGCAGAGCTTGCCCGACGGATGTTCCTCTTCTCCTGCTTTACCGGACTGGCCATTGCGGACATGGAGCGTCTGAGGTTCTTGCATATCCAGACGTCGGCCGACGGCTGGAGGTATATTCGAAAGGAGAGGCAAAAAACGAAAGTGGAGTCTGTCGTGCCGTTACATCCGATCGCGGAGGAGATCCTTAGCAGATGCCGAGAGGATCAGACGGTGAAAGAAGAAGGTAACGCCCTTGTCTTCCCACGCGGTTGCGGCCGCAGTGTGATGAATAACAAACTGAGCACCGTGGGGCTTGCCTGTGGCATCAGACAACGCCTGTCATTCCATATGGCGCGCCACACGTTCGGGACGTTGTCACTCAGCGCAGGCATTCCGATAGAGAGCATCGCCAAGATGATGGGGCACGCGTCTATATCCAGTACGCAGATCTATGCGCAAGTGACGGACAAAAAGATCTCAGAAGACATGGACAAGCTGATCCGAAAGCAACAAGCGGCTTCAGTGTGATCCCCTGACGGCCGCCCTAACAGGTCTTTTTCCCTTTCACCGATTCTATCTTACTACATAACTACAACAGAGGTAATGCGGTGAAAGAAGCGGGATAGGGGTGTAGTTGGAAAGGTGTATGTACCATTACTACGAACTACATGCATCTTCTTCTTTCATCGCTCTTCCGCTTAGAGATCTCTAATTAACGTGAGTTCGATGTAAGCATCCTCTTATCAAGTGATCTTGCGCAGCCTGCGCAAACGCTCCGGACCTCGCGGGTACTCCACTCTTACATCGAACTCGCGTTAAACCAGGGTTATGTGAGGTCTTTCAGTTCGTTGGCTGAGACCATAGAGGTGTAGAGATAGAGCGCCACGGCGGCATGCAGGGCGGTAGGCAACAAGTCGGCCGGTATCTCGGCGGCGGCGTGATTCTCGTTGTTGCGCCACTGGTAGACGTTGCGATAGTAGCCCCGGAAGCGCTCGTACTTCGGGTTGCGCGTGGTGTAGAGTTCGGCCACGCGAGGAAAGTGCTTGACGGCATCGAGCAGAGCTGGCTCACGGCCATTGTCACACGGCGGCATCTTGGCGCCCTCTCGGAGCCAGTAAATCTTCTTCAGGAATGCCTCGAAGCGGCTGACCAGTTCGGCATACCAGGTGCGGAAATCCTCGTCACGGTGTTGGGCACGATAGAGACAATTGAGCGTGCGGCGCAGGATTGTCCGCAGCCCCTGCAAGTCGGGGATGGTCTCCGCGTTGACGATGCTGAAGAAGATGCTGAGCACCTCGCCGAACTCCACGAAGTGCACCCCATCACAGAAGTCGGCGAAGTCTTTCCGGAACTCTTCGCTAAGCCGCTGTTTAAGGTCAGCTTCATCGTATTCCGGATTGATCATCTCCCACGCCTTTTCGCGCACCATGTTGTTGAGAAGCTCCGAGAAATCACCCCGCTTGAAGTAGGTAGACATCAGTTCGGTGTTTGTGTCCATCATGTCTACCATCAGGTTTCGCACCGTTTCGTCGCATTCTTGGTTGGCCGTGTCAGCATCGCCATAGAGCATGGCGTTGCGTAAGGTGTCGCTTTGGACGGTCTGTTCGATGATCTGCTCCGTCTGCTTTCGAGCCAGCTGTTCGTCTCGCCAATCGATGGATCCGAAGGCCTCGTTGAATTTCCGTTCGATCTCGCTGAGGTGCTGCATGTCCGGTTCAGCGATGCCGACGAAGGTGGACGTGGGCACAGGCTCTATCTCGGTGTCGGCGTTTTGTAGGCGAATGTTTCGCTCCTCGTTCTTAACCAGGCGGTAGCGGTCAAAGTCGATGGCTTCGAGCAGTCCGCGGGTCAGGTCATCCATGCCCAGCTTGGGCAACTTATGGATAAGCAGGGCCAGTACCGTCTCCTTCTTCTCCCATTCCAGACTGCCCTCGGGGAGGAGTGTAGAGAGGAATTCATAGGAGCGGATAAAGGACTTGATGGCGCTCTTGCACTCCACCCGACTCTCGTCGTCAAGGGCGAGGAAGCGAGCCGCCATCGTGTCGAGCAGTGGTTCGAGAGCTTTGCGTCCGGCTTTGCCTTTGCCCCAAAAGAGCGTGTTGAAGTGCTCTACCTCCTGCGGGGTGTAGATCCGGTAGCCCTCGATGGTAGCCAGCAGGTCGTTGAGCTTGTTCGGATCCGTCTCCCGGCTGAGGATGGTCGACTTA